TTGTCCTCAACAAAGTGCTTAACCCCCAGGAATCCGTCAACTTCAGTTGTAAGGGAAAAGGCCTGTGCAACGTCTGACCCCGCAACAGGTGCGTAGTACATAACCATGTTTTCAGCAACGGTGGCATAAAGAGTGCCTTTAGTAACCTGGTTTGACACGAACACAGTATCAAAGCCGAGGAAGTCCTGAAGGTAGTTCATACCAAAGGCTGTCTGCATTGTTATCTGTGCTTTGCCAAGGTAGTCTGCAAGATCAAAGGGATTGATGAAAGCCACTGAAGTAGCATCTTCATCTTCAAATGCCACCTCAAGATTAGCCCATGCCTGTGCAAGCGCTTTCTGAAGTCCTTCCCCTGTTCCTGTGCCGGTACCTGTTTTAAGGTTTGTAAAAAGTGTGTTTCTTAAGTTCTTAGTAAGTTCGTTTAAGAGCTTTTCATCAGTTCTTGTAACCGCTGTTGCAAGCCCGAAAGTCTGAATATCCTCACCGGTTACTGCCTTTCTTCTCTTATCCCACTGAAGTTCATAGGTCTTGTCCGGCTCGAATTTAACCTTTGACAATGGGATTATGTCTCCCGGTTCAACATTACCGCCGGCAAGGGTTACTGATGATTTGTAGGTCTTTACTGTGGATCCTACGGGAAGTGGTACAACGTTCATAACCGATAGAATATCGGTAAGCCCTGCTATTCTATTTCCAAACTGTCCGACAAAATCAATGTCTCTTGCGGGTAAAAAGTCCGTCTTTACCTGAATGTTTGTTTCTGCTGCCATTTTTTAATTTCTCCTTTTATCTGAATAGATTCATGTTTTCGGCAATTGCCTGGGTTCTTTCCACAGGGTTTTTAATCGCCATGATTTCTTCTTTTGTTTTACCGCCTGCAGGTTTTCCTGCCGGTGCCGGTACAAACCCGCCAATTTTAACTTCCTTCTGTTTTGATTCTTCTCCGTCATTGAAAAGATATGGCTTTGAGGTCTTTATGGTTTCAACCTGTTCCTTAAAACCTAAAAGCTCTCCGTTCTTAAGTGATATCTTTTCCATGTCCAGATGACCTCTGATGTCGGATAGATCCTTAACTCCGAAGTCTGATGCTGCAGTCTTCAGACTGTCGGACAAGTCCCTTTTATAAATTTCAGCCTTATGTGCGTTTTCCGCTTCCTGGAGCTTTGTTTTATACTCCTCAGCGGACTTCTTGACTGCCTCTATATCCATGGCCTTGTAGGACTCTATCTCTTTAGTTGCGGTGGCAAGCTGTTCCCTGTAGTGGTCACGGTCTGCTTTAACGGGGTTTACATCAAGTCCGTTAAGTCTTTGTAGTTCTGCGTATTGTTCGTCTGTCATTTCGGGTAATATTTTCAGTAAATCTTCTTTTTTCATTTGTCCTCCATAACCGTTTTAAGTGGTCGGTATCACTTAGGATTGGTAGTTTAAAGACCTGCCAAGGTCTGATTTTTGGGTAAAAGAAAAGAACCCTTTTAAGGTCCTTAGTCCAGAATATTCAGTTCTTTAAAAGTCCTTGCAATCTTGGGGATATTCCACGCGAGCCAGTCCGTCTCATTTTCCAGGTCCCAGAGATTATTAATGGAGTGGATAACTCCGCTTTCGTACTGATACGCATGGATTATCTCGTGTCTTAGTACTCCTCTTCTTTCGTGTTTGCCGAGATTCTTCTTGAGGTAGATTTTCCTTTCATATCCGAGGCATAATCCTTTTACAACCCTCTCGTCCGTATCTTTGAAACACTCTTCGATTTTCCGGGATTTCTCCCATTCAGACTCCGACAACTCAGTAATCGTGTATTCAGTACCTAACACATTTATTTTCAACGCATCACACTCCTATAAGTTACAAGGATAGTCATTCGGTCCTTGGTAGTAAAGGTTACTACTCCCAGATATGGACCACCTCCGGTTATTTTTTATTCCGTAAGTTCTCAAAGTAATCTGCTGTTGCCTTTTCTTCCTGATTTTCAAATTCTGCCACTTTTCTCATAAGATATGTGTTTGTAGATTCAAGGGTTAAAACCTTTTTCGTGAGATTCTCAATAGCTTCTGTGACTTTCAATTCGAATTCAGCATTACTGTTCATTCCTTCACCCCCTTATAAGTATTTTTCTGCATATTCCTCATAGGTGATATTCTTCGGTACCAGGATGTTGTTCCCGTTCCTGTCCCTTGCCCGTCTTAAGCCCTCACTGCCATTCTCAAATACATCAACGGTTACGCTTCTGCAGTTCGGGTGCATGGGTGGGAAGTTCTTTCCCACTTCCTTATCCTTTACTTCAAATACCCGTGCATTAAGTTTCTGGCACACTTTTGAAGTTTTTTCGTCAAGGGTTGCAATATATCTGTATTTTTCAACGCCAAGCTGTAGCCTTATGTCGTGTTCCGCTTCATTCACTGCAAAGGTGGTTTCAGTCCGTACAATACGGGCAGTGTTGACATGGCTTAAGCCTGTGGATTCTTCCAAAATGGAAATCATCTCTTTCTTTGTCATGCCCGCTTCAAGGCCTGTGTCGATTAGGTTCGTGAGGTTTTCCGCTACTTTCTCATTGTTGATTCCGATACGTTCCACGAAGTCAGTACCCTGCCACTTATGTTTCAAGCCTCTTTCAATATCCTCTTTACGGACACCGCAGTCAGGTTTGAATCCTGTTGTTTTTGCAAGGTCAAACTCCTTCATTTTGAATGATGTTGTATAAGCCTCTTTAAAGCCCTTTACAGCGGTTTTCCTCTCCATTTGAGTAAGTAGTTGGGTTTCGACATTCACCGCCTCTCTTAAGGCTTCCAGGCGGCTTATGCGGTATCTGTATGCGGGTACGTTGAGAATGTTTAAAATCTTCCGTTTTTCCGGTCCTTCTTCCAGAAGGTCATACCGCTGTCTTAGTTCTTCCAGAAAAGCCTCGGACTCTACTGTGGAGAGGAGCTTTCTGGCTTCTTCCATGGTGATAAGTCCGTCGGATGCCACTTTTTCGTATAGCTTATTGATTTTATCGGTGAGATATCTGTTTGACATCTCCTGGGCCTTGAAGATCCTTAAAAGATGTTTGTCGGTAAGTGCATGGATATGATCCATTTTCCTTCTCTGCCGTTTTATCCAGTAAGAGTTACTCATCTACCTCATCACCGCCCCAGGCTCTCTGCTCAGTGTCCACACCGAACATCTCCGCCCGTATTTTAAGGCTTTCAGATTTCTGCTTCTCAACTTCCTTTAATTCTTCCTCGACATCCTTAACCCACGGGTGGTTTTCAAGTATGGTCCTGTCAGAAATCAAGCCTTTTGAGTCAACGCACATCTGTATGGCCTGTGCTTCGTTCATAAGGACATCCCGGTTAAATATAAAGTCCACCGGAAGTTCTGAGTATTCCTGTCCTGTAAGCCCTAAGTATTGGTTATAGAACCAGATAAGTTCTTCCAGGGAAACCTTGAACTCAGACTCGATATCATCAGCATCAAGGTCTATGTCTGAATACATGGACTGAATGTTCATCTGATTTGCGTCGCCCATTTTATCCATTTTGGAATCAAAGGACCTGGCATTTTCTATGAAGGCTCTTTTAAGTACCTCAAGAATGGCTTTATAGTTCTCCGGGTTTACGTCGATTTTAAGGGTTTCAACTCCGCCAGATACACCGTCAAGGGTTTCAACGTTTATAGTTCCGTACTTTGCAAGGTCACGTCTGAATCTTCTGCCGTCCTGCCCGGAATAGTTTTTAAGGACAAGTATGGTGGACCTAACATCCTCTTCAGTGTTATTGATGAAAAGGGTGGTTATAAGGTTTATGCCGTCCTGGAGGGTCTTTACCCTATGGATCATGCCCTGTTTGATTTCGTTGCTCCTGAAGATGACAAGCGGTGGTTTTACCCAGTTATACTGCTGTATGGCTCCCCCGATATCTACTGTAAGGTGGCTCACTGTTTCCTTTTCAACGTCCGGATAGATGTCGCCGTCCTCGATTTTGAAGAAATTAACCCCTTTGTAGTCATAATATTCAATTCTGGTGATGAGCTTCTTATCTTTTCCGCGGAACTCCACATCATCATATACCCTGTAAAAAGCAATAAGTTCATTCTCGTAAAATATCGGTCGGATTTCCGTAGGGTCCAGCTTTCTGAAAGTAAACCGTCCCGCCCTGTCAATGCACGGGTAAAGATAGGCCACACCGGAAGATATAGCCGACCTTGCAAGTGACTTGATAATCTTCCTGTGTCTGTTGGAAAAAAGCCTTTCAAGCTGTTCCTTGTAGCTCTCCATGCCTTCGCCCACAGCAAGGGAAAAATCCTTACTGAAACTGTAGTCGGTCTTTTTGTCGGTGTGTATCGAGTACTGATTATCAACTGTGGGATGATTAGGCAAAAATTCCACCTTTTCAGGCTGTCCGAGTTCGTTTATAACCACGCGTTCATAGTCAGTGATATCCTGGTAACCTTTATAGTAATTTTCAGCAAGGGCTATATCCGCACGTTCCCTGCTGTTTAAAAACTCCATGACATCAGCCTTTAATACTTCAAGGTCCGACATGATATCAAAGGACCCTTCAGCAACTCTCAGGGTAAATTCTTCAAGGCTTGTTATAGGCGGTCCGTATTCCCCGTTAACGTAAAAATTCAAATCTTGCCCCTCCTTTCGTCATATTTTCGCAGACCCCTGTCAAGGTGTCGCAGTTGGAAACTAAAAGACCATGTGCATAATACACATGATCCTTTTCTACAGTTAAGTTATATACTTTTCTCTTTTCTGTTCCTGTGGTTGAGTCTATTTGAACAAGCCTTTGAACAGGTTTTTCTTTCTGGCGCTGATGGTTTGTATTTAGTAGCTGTGAAGATTGCTCCGCATACAACACATTTTGCTGAATATTCAGGTCTCCTGTTCCTACCTCTCCATCTTTCTCCACATTTATCTGAACAGAATCTTGAATTTGAGAATTTAGCCTCATATTCTGTCCCACACTCTTCACAGTTTTTAATGATAGTTTTTCTTTGCATTTCCTTAGAGTGCTTACTATGCCATGCTCTTCCCTCTGGACTTCTGTGCCATTCGGCAGCTTTATCACTGTGTTTCTTGAGAGTGTCAATAGCTCGCATCCTGAATTGAGGATTTTCCATGTTTTTTTTGCTATGTTTCGCCAGATGTTGTTTAGCCTGTACCAACTCCAGATTGCTAATGTCGTTATTAAAAGGATTACCATCTTTATGGTGAATCTGATAACCTTTTGGTACTCTCCTGCCATTATGATATTCCCAAATTGCCACATGAAGTCCTTTAGCATATCTTCGTCCTTCATTTGTACGTGACTGACTAAGATAATATTTTCTCGACCCCATAAGTCGGTATTCAACTCCATTGAACACAATAATTTCCGGTATTTCCAATTCAACCACCCCTTTAAGGATAGTATATCATTCTCGGCTGTGCCTGTAAATCTATCAAGCGGTTTAAACCCGGATATTTTACTGAATACCTTATGATTGGGTGTTCCAGTAAGTCCAATATTGGTAATTACCTCTTTCTCCCCAGTACATCCTGCCGATAAAACTTTCCGTACCCCAAATGGTGTTATAACAAAGTCACCGGCTTTTATATCCTCAATATTCCTGTCACCCCAAAGTGTTGCTATTTTAGTCCCCCCAACAAAGCAGGCGTCATCATGCTCGTTCTTTCCCGTTCTCTGATACTCGGTTACGTCCCTGTAAAAGTCCGGATACTTGAAGTCCCAGTCAGCCGGGAAGTGTACCAGGTTCATAACGTTTGTCGCCTGTGACAGGATTCTTGCTATTTTGTTCTTGCTCTGATGAAACAGCTTGAACTTACAGCCCTGGTAATTAAGATTCTCCTCAAGGATCCTTTCAACATTTCGCCCGAAACCCCTTCCGCCATTATTTGATTCAATGACTGAATAGGAAACCTCAAATTTCTCATGCCTTGCAGCACTTTCCGGTTCTGTAAATTCCATAGATTCCTGCGTGTAAAATATATCCAGTATGTAAATAAGGCCCTCATGCACCACATAGATAATCATGCAAAGGAAGTCCTTTCCTGTATCTGCGGTGTCTGTATAGGCCTGTATCTGCTTTGTTTTAATGTCAAACGGTAAAGTGTCATAGGTCTTAAGGGAGCTGTATAAACGGCCTTTTATATCCACAGGCTCCTGCTGATAGTTGGCCGATACGATTTCTTCTGACATAGCTGAAATCTTGGCCTTGTAATCCCTGTATGAGAGAATGTCCGGTGCCAGCATTTCACCGTTGCCGAGATATGTTTTAAGGTTAATATGCCTGTATTTCTTGTTTTCTGCCTTACACCATGACAGGATTCTTCCTGCCAGGTCCTTAGTCGCCCAGCGGGTCATGATTATGATTAATTTACCGCCGGTTTCAAGTCTCGACAGCATTGTGTTGGTAAACCAGTCCCAATGTTTTTCAAGAACCTGCGAGTTATAGGCTTCTTCCGCGTTTTTTATAAGGTCATCCACAAGGATGTAATCCGCACCGAAACCTGTGGCAGTACCGCCCGGAGAAGTTGCAAGGTAGTTATTGTAACCGCCTTCCAGGGACCAAAGGTTCATAGCACCGTCACCATGTTTTATCCTGACATCAGGAAAGATATCAGAGAACACCGGTTTGGAATCATCCGCCTTTACTTCCTGTATCTGGTTTCTCACGTTTTTGGAAAACATGGTTGAAAGGGTTTCGTTGTAGGACCCCGTCATAACCTTGATATTTTTATCCCTTCCCATAAGCCAGGAAGTGAACATTTGAGCTGTCCTACTCTTTCCGTGCCTCGGGCCTACGTTTATGACCAGGACCTCTTCATCCGACTCGGTGAAATTCTGAAGATCCTCACACATCTCAACCAGGTACTTTCTCTCTGGTCTGTAAAAGTCCGGCGCGAGTAAATGGCAGTAAAAAAAGAACTCACGTCGCGCGAGTTCTATAAGTGCCTGTTGATTTATATATTCCTGTCTGGTCATTTTTTAATCAGCTTCTTCAGTTCTTCGGTGGTTAAATCCTGGAATGGGTTTTTAACGTCCAGGCCACCGGATATCTCAGTCTCTCTTCTGTCCCTGTAAAGATCCGGCCTGCGGTTTTTAAGATAAAAAATTATTGATGTTGAGTTCGGTTGAATCCACTTTTTAACGATTTTACGGTGTTTTGTTTTTACACCCTCAACTTCACGTATATAGGTTTCTTCCTCTTCCACCCAATAACCCACCGCACTTTTATGAAGTGCGCCTTCAACCTGGATATCCGCTACTTCCTTACCCACAGTCAAAGCCTTGGCAATTTCAGGATATTTATTCTTCCATGCATAAAGAGTACTAACATAGATCCCTATATTTTCAGCTATCTGCTTGTCAGTAATTCCCCTCTTGGCCCATCCTTCAAGTTTGGTGAGGCCTTCATCAGTCAACCACTGCTCATATTTTGCCCTTGCAGCCATACCGCCTCACCTCCTTTTTAAAGCTGTTCACGTTTCAGTCTGCTGACGTGGGAAAGGTTTATTCCCACCTGTGTTTTATAGTCAATACCGGGGTGCATGGTTTTCATTTTCCTCGCTCCCTGGTGGGCCAGTGTCATGGTGTTCTTGTTTTTAAGCGCGGTTTTAAGTGATTTCCGGGCCTGTTCCAGATGTCCTGAAAGCGCCATCCCCTTCATACTTTTTACCTGCTGTCTTGTCAGAATGTGCCTGTAGTCCCTTAAACCCTTAACGAATGCCGCCGCTTCATTGGCCATTTAAAAGCACCGCCTTTCTGCCTGTGTAGGACTCCCACCTGGCAACGATAACGTCGCAGAATTTAGGGTCAAGCTCCATGGTAAAACACCTCCGACTTAACTGCTCACAGGCCATAAGGACCGAACCCGAACCGCCGAATAAGTCAAGAACTGCTTCACCTTTACGGCTCGAATTCAACACGTTACGGGCCATAAGCGGAATAGGTTTCATGGTGGGATGCAGTTCGGACCTTGAAGGCTTATTCTCGTTAATAACTGTGGAGTACTTCTGGAGGTCTTGTATGAGTTTTATAAGTTCCTCCCTGTTCATGCCGTCAGGATCCGCGTCCGCGATTACCGTGGTAAGATTCCTCTTATCAATGAAGTGATGCCCTGCACCTTCCTTCCAGCCGTAAAGACATGGCTCGTGTTTCCACTGGTAATCCTGCCTTCCGAGTACCAGGGCATTTTTATTCCAGATAATCGCCTGCCTTACCTTCCACCCTACATCTTTGCACGCACCCCGAAAGTTATACCCTTCAAGATCAGCATGCCAGATATAGAACGCACCGCCGGGCTTTAAAACTGAATCGGCTATCTTAAATGCGGATTTTAAGAATTTACGGAACTCTGCATCAGCCATTGAATCGTTCATGATTTTTCCCGCTGTGCCTTCATAGTCCACATTATAAGGCGGGTCGGTTACCATAAGGTCCACCTCTGCCCCGTCACACAAGGCCTTTACATCAGCTGATGAAGTACTGTCCCCGCACATAAGCCGGTGATTTCCGAGTACATATATATCTCCCGGTTTTGTTACAGGCTCAGCCTGTAAGGCTTCTTCAACATCAAAATTATCATCTTCGGGCTCAGACTCCATTTCCATATCGGCGGCATCAGTGAATCCGAACACCTCCATATCCATGGTGAGTCCTTCAAGCTCGAGCTTTAAAAGTTCCTCATCCCATTCCGAGAATTCGGAAACCTTATTGTCTGCCAGGCGGAATGCCTTTACCTTTTCCTCGGTGAGATCCTCAGCAACTATCACCGGAACCTCGGAAAGGCCTAAAAACTTCGCTGCCAGAAGCCTCGTATGCCCTGTAATTATTACGTTTTCCCTGTCAACTATTATTGGCACCTTGAATCCGAATTCCCTTATTGAGGCTGCTACATGTTCAACCGCCGAGGAATTATCCCTTGGGTTATTCTCGTATGGGATCAGTGCATCAATGGCCATGTTAATAACTTTCAATACTGCACCTCCGTTCAAATAAAAACGGCCGGGCACCGTATGCGCCCCGGCCTAATATTTTACGATATTAAGTTATCACACATCCATGTGACACGTCATGCCATCTTTCCGTATTCGGCAAGTGCCCTTCCGTGAAGTCTCAAGGTGTTCCTGTAGCTGTATTTAAGCATTACGGATATTTCCTCAAATGACTTGAGATTCACATATCTCTCCCGGAGGACCCTTCTTAAACAAGCATCCTCGAGAAGATAAATCTTTTTCAGCAGTTCCCCCTGCTCGATCTTCACCTGATCAAGCTTTTCATCCCGGAGAGCCTTTAAATCTGCAATAATCGCTGCATTGTCCCCGACCTTGTCCGACACCCCCGAAGCATGAGGCATATCATCCAGGCTCCCTGTAACTTTTCCAGCTTTTAATTCTGCCTCCTGAATATCAGCAAGCAATTCATTTATTTCCTGATTAAGGTGAAAGAGCCTATTCAGTTCCTTTTTACTCATGTTCAATTTACGCACCCCTCTTTTAACGCGTTTAAAGCCCGCTTTAAGGCCTCCTGCATATCGCCCTTATCATTAAGGGCAGTAAGAATACGGACGTCCTGTGTGCCCTCTGTGAAGATTCTATATACTATCACGGGGTCTTTCTGTCCCTGGCGGTCAAGTCTTGCATTCAACTGTTGGTATAATTCAAGATTCCATGTTAACCCGAACCAGACGATTATGTGCCCTCCCGCCTGCAGGTTTAAACCATGTCCGGCAGAAGCAGGATGAAGTGCAAGGAGTTTTATCCTGCCTTCATTCCAGTCCTTTATATCCTCGGGCCCTTTAAGTTCACGTACACCCTTAAACCTTTTACGGATCCGGTCCAGGTCAGATTTAAACCAATACCCGATTAAAACTGGCTCCTCCCCGGACGATTCGATTATTTCCTCAAGTTTATCCAGCTTATGATCATGGAAAGTTATATAGGATTTGTCCTCTTTATAGAAAGCTCCGTTGGCAAGCTGCTGTAATTTATTTGTCAGCGCTCCGGCGCTTAAAGCGACAACCTCCTGGTCCATGATTTCTGCTATGGAGTCCAGGGCCAGCCGTCTGTATTCTCCCGCCTCTTTTTCATTCATGCGTACCGGCATATCAATATAAGTGACTTCAGTCATTGGAAGGTAATCCCTCGCCCGCATTGAAAGACATATATCCTTTATCTTTTCCTGTATGAGTTCCGCAGATCCTTCCTTCAACTGCCAGTCAGTGAAATTCCCTTTAAGTATCGGATAGAAGTAAGTCTGCCGGTATTCCGTTATTGTTTTCCCAAGTCTTTCCCCGCGGTCTAAAAGATAAATCTGACTCCAGATATCCATATACCCATTGGGTGCAAGGGTTCCTGTAAGACCTATAACTCTTTTTAAAAGAGGTCTTACTTTCTTTAAAGCCCTGAATCTTTTGCTTGAAGGAGACTTAAAGCTCGACAGCTCATCAATGATGACCGTATCAAAATCCCACTTCTTCGGCCCCAGATAGTTTATAAGCCATTCAACATTTTCCCTGTTGATGATATAAATATCCGCTTCGGATTTAAGTGCTTCCTCGCGCTTTTTAAGGGGACCCAGCACCTTTGAAATCCTGAGGTGCCGGGTATGATTCCACTTTTCCGTTTCCTTGCTCCAGGTGTCCTCTGCAACCCTTAAAGGTGCTACTACAAGAATCTTCTCTGCAAGGAACGAGTCATGAAGAAGATCCTCGGCCACCGTAAGGCTTGAAACAGTTTTACCCATGCCCATATCAAGCAAAAGGCCGCAGTACGGTTTTTCAAGTGCCCACTCAATCGCGGTCCGCTGATATCCATGGGGCTGAAATTCTGCCGACAAATTCATCCACTCCCTCCATGCTGTCAATCTTTATCACCGTCTGTCCGAGGTACTGCAGTCGCTCCTTAAAGAATTTCTGCAGGGGGCTTAAATCCTCTCCGGGGCTTTTAAGTTCCACAAACCATATTCCCCCACCAGGAAGCATTACAATCCTGTCAGGCACTCCGCGATTTGATGGGCTGACCCATTTAAAACAGTGCCCGTCCAGCTCCTCAACTCTAAATCTTAAATACTTTTCAATGTCGCTTTCTCTTATCATTTTTTCACCTCATTTTTGGGGTGCCAACGTGCCAACAGAAGTATACGTTCCTTACGCGTATACGCGTATAGGCACATTAGGCATGTATGTATATGTGTATATAT